TACATGTATGAAATTAAAGATTTGGATAACAAATAAATACAGATAAGGGATAGCAAACCCTCTAAAGGTTGTTAAATAAATACCTAAAAAGATTGGTATAATGAAAACCTTTAATCAGTTTTGTTCAGAAGCATATCAATTGGATGAGAATGTTTTTTTGAATGCAGCAAGAGGTGCTATGGCAAATCCTGTTGTAAGAAATGTTGTCGGCAAAACAAGAACTGGTCGTTTCGTTAGAAGTCTTGCATTACCACAAGTACCAGGACCAGTGGGTGATTTGGTAGACCTAGGTCTTTCTGCTGTTACAATAGGTCCAACAGGTGTTGCTGTTACTGGACTGCAGAAAGCAGCAAAATATGCAGCACCTGCAGGTAAAGCAATTACTAAAGCAAGAACTGAAAGAGACGCTACAGCACGTCAGGCACTCTCTACAGCACCTAGCACACGTGGTATGACCTATGCTGATAGAGAAAGATTAGTCCAAGGCACCCGTTTGAAGGGTGTTTGAGGTAGAATAAATAGAGATAAGGGATAGCAACCCCTCTAAAAGTTCTGATTTCGCTGTAAATCAGGAACTCAAATGGGACATTCACCTGTCGATAGAAATTCTGACTACATGTATGAGATGTGGGGAACCACTAAACTCGTCACAGACTACTATAAGGACGAAAAAATGACTGCACAACATGATTTTTTGGACAATTTAGGTAATCATCAGCACCAAAAGATGCTTCGTGAGATTGCAAATGACGATTTGACACCTAAAAAACATGATTTTAGGACTCAGAATGAACTTCATGAAAGAATTCGCAATGACGAGGACTATGATGACTGGGATTATGGTACAGAACCCTATTATGGGAAGATTTCTGAGTAGGTACTATAAATAAATTCAGAAAAATCTACCTATTCAATGGCAACCAGAAGGGTTTCAAGAGCATTTAAGGATATTAGTTTTGCATTTGACCCACATCCTGTGACAAAGGACCTTCCTGTCTTGATTAATGAGCGTGCAATCATTAGATCTGTGCGTAATTTGGTTGAAACCATTCCTACAGAACGATTTTTTAACTCAGACTTGGGGTCTGATATTCGTAGAAGTCTCTTTGATTTCGTGGATATTGCCTCAAGTCGTGTTATTGAAGAGCAAATACGGGAAACTATTCAATTTTATGAGGATAGAGTCGAAAATTTACTCGTCAAAGTCAATCCACAACCCGATAATAATAGTTTTGACGTAAATGTTTACTTCGATATTGTAGGTTTAGATTTACCAACCCAAGCATTTTCGTTCATATTAGAGGCGACGCGATAAAAAATGCCTTTTACACAGTTTACTAACCTAGATTTCGATCAAATCAAGGCTCAAATCAAGGATTATCTCCGTGCAAATTCAAATTTCACGGATTTTGACTTTGAAGGGTCGAATTTTTCCGTCCTGATCGATACTCTTGCGTATAATACTTACATTAATGCGTTTAATGCGAACCTGGTTGTCAACGAATCCTTCTTGGATGGGGCAACAGTTCGTGAAAATGTGGTTTCATTAGCAAGAAACATAGGTTACATACCACGCTCTAGAAGCGCCTCTAAGGCAAACGTAACTTTTAGTGTTCCTACCACTACCAGTAGTGGTTTTATCACTCTCCAAGCAGGTCTGGTGTGCATTGGAAGGCAAGATAACACTTCATATCGCTTCTCAATTCCAGAAGATGTCACTGCCGCAGTAGTAAATGGTGTGGCACAGTTTGGATCAGCAGCAGCACCAATTCAAATCTATCAAGGATCTCTACTTTCAAGACAATTTTTAGTTGATACGTCAATTGATCAGAGATTTGTTCTTGATAATCCAAATATTGACACCTCAACTATTACTGTATACGTCAAAGGTATCAATGATACCGGTTTAGGAAGAGAATATAGTAAGATTGACAATATTTTAAACATTGACAAAAATTCTGAAGTCTTTTTAATACAAGAAGTTCAAGATGAGCGTTATGAACTTCTGTTTGGTGACGGATACTTCGGTAAAGAGTTAGAAAATAATGCTGTTATCACAGTAAGATACATTATTACTGATGGTGAGTCTGGAAATGGACCTTCGGTCTTTGATTTCCAAGGAAATTTCCTCGATCAGTCAAATGTTCGCGTCATTCCTACTGCGTCAGTTCCCGTAACGACCATTCAGAAGGCAATGAATGGCGGTGAAATTGAGAATGTGTCCTCTATCAAGTATTTCGCTCCAAGACTCTACTCAGCGCAATACAGAGCGGTTACAGCGAGGGATTATGAGGCAATCATTGCTTCAATTTATCCAAATACAGAATCAGTTGCAGTAGTTGGTGGAGAAGAATTGTCCCCACCACAGTTTGGTACGGTACAAATCAGTATCAAACCAAAAAATGGTACATATGTTTCTGATTTTGATAAGCAAAATATTTTAAACAAGATCAAACAGTACTCAATTGCCGGAATCAACCAGAAAATTATCGACCTTAAGGTTCTTTATGTTGAAATTGACTCCTTCATTTACTACAACAATGCCCAAGTTACAAATGTTGATGATCTGAGAACCAACGTTATTGATTCTCTTACCAAATATTCTCAAGATGTTGACATGAACCGCTTTGGTGGAAGATTCAAATACAGTAAAGTCCTACAACTTATTGATAGAGTTGACTCTGCAATTACTTCTAATATCACAAAGGTGAAAATTAGAAGAGATATGAAGGCATTGTTGAATCAGTTTGCACAATATGAACTTTGTTTTGGTAATAAGTTCCATGTAAATGTCAACGGGTACAACATTAAATCTACAGGATTCACAATTGCTGGAGAATCATCAACCGTATACCTTACAGACGCACCAGAAATTACAGCAGGTGGAAACAGAGTATCAAATGCTACTGCAGCGTCACAGGTGTTCCTTTCCAGACCAGGAATTGTAAGTGCTGAAAAGGGAGTTCTTTCATTGGTTAAACTTGATTCTAATGGCAATAGAGTTGTCGTTGCTAAGGAGGCAGGAACCGTTGATTATGTTAAAGGTGAGATCATACTCAACACACTTAATATCACAAGCACTCAAAGACCAAACAACATTATTGAGATTCAAGCATACCCAGAATCAAATGATGTTATAGGTCTTAAGGATCTATATTTGACGTTCAGCGTTCCCAATAGTTCAATAAATATGGTTAAAGATGTAATTGCATCTGGTGAAGATATTTCTGGCGTGTCTTTCACAAGAGATTACTATACTTCAAGTTATTCAAACGGAGCTCTAGAGAGGAAATAAAATATGTCGCATTTTGAGAAGAGAGTGCAACTCAATAAAATTATTGAGAGCCAACTTCCAGAATTTTTAGTTGCAGATTTTCCAAAAGCTGTAGAATTTTTTAAACAGTATTATCTGTCTTTAGAGCATCAGGGTGGTAATGTTGATCTTGTTGATAATTTAGATCGTTATATCAAACTCGATAATCTTATCCCAGAAGTTGTTGTGGGAGAAGTATCTCTCACATCCGCAGTATCTCAATCCGATACTACAATTAATGTTACTTCGACAAAGGGATTTCCTGAGGAATATGGTCTGTTGCAAATTGGCAATGAGATCATTACTTACACTGGAATCACAGGCACTACTTTCACTGGTTGTATTCGTGGATTTAGTGGAATTAGTGGATATGATGTAGGAATTTCTAGCGTCTTTAGTAATGTAAACAAGCAAAATATTGTTTTCTCTCAAACCTCTGCTGCTGCACATAGTCAATCTGCAACAGTAAAGAATCTGAGTGTATTGTTCTTACAAGAGTTTTATAAGAAACTTAAGAAAACTTTTACACCAGGACTGGAAGAGTATGATTTTGTTTCCGACTTGAATGTTGGAAACTTTATTAAACATGCAAGAAACTTCTATCAGTCAAAAGGTATTGCAGAATCCATTAGAATCTTGTTCAAGGTTCTTTATGGAGTAAATGCTGAAGTACTGGATCTTGAAAGTCGCCTAATCAAACCTTCTTCTGCAGAATATATCAGAAGAGAGGTTGTTGTTGCAGAAAATATTTCTGGTGATCCATTTGGATTGGAAGGTCAAACAATATTCAAGTCAAATGATTTGAATACAAATGCATCGGTATCAGAAATTGAGATTTTTACTAGAAATAATCAAACGTTCTATAAACTCAGTCTCTTTGTAGGTTACAACGACAGAGATCTTGTAGAGGGAGTATTTACTATTCCTGGCGCTTCAAGATGCTTAGAACCAGTTAGTGTTAATGATTCTGTTATTAGTGTAGATTCCACAATTGGATTTAGTGAATCTGGGACAATTATCTCAGGTAGTAATGTAATTAAGTACACCTCAAAGAGCATAAACCAGTTTTATGGTTGCACTGGAGTAACTAGTCAAATAAAACTCGGAGATCTCATAAGAGCAGATGAAACTATTTTTGGATATGAAAATGGTGATACGGAAAAGAGATGTGATTTAAGAATCACTGGTGTTCTTTCTAGATTTAAAGCACTGTCAGATATTCCTCTTATGGAAGAGGGTGAAGTCATTTCGACTAGAAATGTTGGTGAGATTATTGACAATCCAGCAGGTGATAAAACTTTCAAACAAGTTTTTGCTAATTCTTGGATCTACAATACTAGTGCAAGATTTAAAGTACAATCAATCTCATCGTCAGTATTCACCTTATTCTCTGAAATTGATAAGTCTAGTCTCAAAGTAGGTGACTTTGTTGAAATTCTTGTTGGTAATAGTAATATTGTAGTTGTACCAGATCCAAATAATTCAAATGCTTCATATGCACAAGTCTCTAGTATAAATGCCTCTTCAAGAGAAGTTACTCTTTCTAATACAGGTTCTTTTGTACCATTACCGAATGTTGAATATAGTATTAGAAGAAAACTTGTAAAGGCAAAGAGTTCTGGTGTTATTATCACAATTGGAAATGACGTTTATATTGCAAATGCTTTAAATGTTTACAGTGATGATACTGATACTTATGCATATATCGCTTCAAACTCATTACCAGGATATACTATTGTAGATAATATTCTCGAATCTACACTTCCAGATGGAACTGTTAATGGTCTTGGCGACTATAGTTCTTTCTTCCAATCATATGGAACTGTAAAATTCTCTTCACCAGTTGATTTTAGAGATGGTGATGAGATCAGATATA